GAGGTCGGAGTTTCCGGCGTCACCGCTTGCGGGTACAGTATGGCTCTTGACCGCATCCGCGTCCTCTGCAGCGTCTACCTTGCCGTCGTTGTCTGTGTCATATACTGACTTTAACATATCTCCGGCTCCGGCTGGTGTTGACCACTCTACATCGCCGTCATCATTTGACTTTTTTGTGAGTACCTGGCCTGTGGTTCCGCCTGCAGGGAGATCAGCCTCGCCCGGATCAGCCCACTCGGTGTCCTGGTCGGTGTTTGATTTCTTCCGGAGGATCTGACCGGTAGTACCGCCGTCTGGTACACCCTCGCCGTCTTCTCCGTCTTTTCCGTTTGTCACCGTAAAGGTTGTTGTGGTGTCATCGTCGAATGTGATGGTATAGGTGTCTATGAGACCGGATGTGCTTGTCTTCTCGATGGACTTGATTCCGTTTCCGTCTTCTCCGTCCTGACCATCGTTTCCGTTGGTCACTGTGAATGTCTCTGTGGTATCGTCATCAAATGTGATGGTATAGGTGTCAACCTTCCCACTCGTTCCTGTTTTTGTGATTGACTTGATACCATTTCCGTCGGCACCGTTTACGAGGTCGACGTGATCGGTCTGTACTGTCCCGTTGTCGAGCGTCCACTGAACATTGATCCTCTTTCCGCCCGTGATGTCCTCGATTGATGTCACGACAAGGTTTTTACCTTTGAGAGCGCCTGCTCCCTCGAGTGTGTTGTTGATGTAACCCAATAAAAGGGCATAAACCTCTTCTGCGTCCATTTTACTCCTCCTTATGATGTTTTATCGATCCAGGTCTCGTTCTCCTCGTCATACATGAAGAACTTGTCACCGTCAATTTCCATGAAAGTCGATCCGTTTGCGATGACCATCTCGTCATACGTTCCGGTCGGCTTGGTATCCGTCGTCAGACCTTTCATCTTGAAAGTCGTTCTGATCGTGCCATCCTCGGTGTGGCTTTTGTATTTCTGATCGTATGTTATCATTTAGTCGTCCTCCTCTCCGTTCAAGAACTCTGCCATATCAGTTCCGTCACCATATTTAATCTGTATATTCTGCTCCGGGGCGAGTTTCTTAATCAAATCAGAGAAATAGTTCGACCCGCGTGAGAATAAGATTCCGGTCAGAATAATATCAATGGTCGGGTTGATCCCAATGTCGTATGCTCCGTTGAATAACTGGAGATTGAAAATGAACGCCAGGGCGATTCCGAGTGCGATCGTGATGCCCTGCGTGATCGCGGTCTTATAATCTCCATCTTCGACCATCTTGATGATCGTCTTCATGTACTCAACGAGTGCCTCAAGTACGATTGCAACCATAATAATCAATGCTATCATTTTTTAATCCTCCTTTGGTTTGTTTGGTAAATCACACACTTGTTTGAATAACCTCTCTGCAGTTCCGTTGCCGCCCCATTCTCTGTAGGGATCATACAGATAATGTTCTAAATCGCGGATGTCGTCTGCCTCTACCCACCCGCGCTCTAACCAGTATTCGCACGTGCGAACGATGTTGACGTATGTCTGCCCCATCACCATGCTTTTCATGTTCTCGATGTAGCCGTTAACCCACTTTTCGATATCGTCTATCTTTTTATAGACCTCAGAGTTCTTTTCACGTTTGGATGCGAGATAAGTCCACACACCTGTTGACCCGAATATCCCGACAAGGAGTGTGATGACTTCTGTGATAGCGAACTCCCAACTCATGCGCGACCACCTCCTAACTTTCGCAAGGCTTCCTCGAGGATTCGTTCTTCCTTTTCGATGTCTCGGTATTGTTTCAACTCCGTTAAGAGTTCCTTGACCATCTTCACGAGAGAATCTATCACCTCGATCTGCTCGATCGCTACCGTCTCCACCGCATCGTTTGTCTGATTCTCTTCCACGATTATGCCTCCTCGTATGGTTCACCGGTTATCTCCTCATATTCCTCGGGAGTGATACCCGTCTTTTTTCCGACCACGGCATAGACCCTGGATTTAGACCACAGTCCGGTGTCGTAGTACATTTTTACTTTGTCAAAGTTTTTCGAGTGTTCGTTTTTCTTCTTCGCCATTTTTTATCCCTCCTCCAAGTCAATGTCAGATACCATCGCGATATAATCGATGTCTGCTCTCTGCTTTACGACCGACTTTCTCATGAGTTCCTCTTCGGTCGGCTTGCTTATCGTGAACCAATAACGTCCATCGACGGATGCCGCCTCCATAAGGGTCGCATTCTCGATGACAGTATCTCCGATCGTGACCTCTGATAAGTCGGGATCGGTAAACTTATCGTCTACGATGTAGCAGCTCCCGTTTACCTCTGCGGTGATCTCTGTTCCGTCACCGAATGTGATTTTTACTGTTTCCATTGTGGCTCCTTTCCGAAAAGCTCTTTATATAGCCTTTTCATGTTCTTGGTTTGCGTTTTACTCATAAGCCTTGAGAAATCACCCATCCACGATTTATAGGCTTGTTCTATGTCTTCGTACTGAATGATGCCTTTATCGAGTATTCTCTTATAGGCTTTGAGCCTCCTGCGTTCTCTCGTGACCGACTTCGGATTTATCCTCTTGACGACTTTCCCAGTGTCCGTCAGACGGTATTTAATCTGCAGGTATTTGTATGTGTCAGACAGTTTAACGATTCTTGTTTTCCTGTCGTTGATGAAGATACCCAACCTATTTGCCTGGTCTTTTATACCCTCTATGATCTCAAGCGCCTCTTTCCTTGTCCTTACAATAAAATAAGTGTCATCCATATAGCGACCATATCTTTTGAGACCTTTCACTATTTTGCAATAGTTATCGATCGGTGTCGGGAAAAATATCCCGATGTTTTGTGCCGTCTGGTCTCCGATGTTGACCGACTTTTTCATCATTTTCTCGCCGGTCTTTTGTTCATCTGTTATGGTCTCATAATAGTTGACACTGTTGAACTTCATCTCGAGACAATTCTCATAATCCTCATCGGACATATAAGATACATCGATCTCGAACCCTCTTATAATTTCATCCATTAACCAGTGGGTGTCCTCGGGGATTCTCGGATAGATGTTCTCCTTGATCTTGTCGTGTTGGATGTTGTCGTAATACTTGGAAAAATCAACAAATCCGATATAGCCATCATTCGTTCGATTTTCTAACCAGTAGTTATGTAAATCTCTCTCGAACATCTCCCTTGCAAATCGGATGCCTTTTCCTTTACGACTTGCACCATTATTGTGGATCAGGTATTTATCCAAGCAAGGTGTCAAGACCTCATCGCATAGAGCGTGTCTAACGACTCGGTCTCTCATCCGGTTGCCGTGTATGTGACGAATCTTTCCTCGTTCATTGAGTGTAAACTCCGAACATGGACTTGTCTGATAGGTATGCTCTTTTAATTCGTTTTTGAGGTCATAAAGGTTTATAAGCCAGTTATGATAAAACTTTTGTGGTTCTAACTTCCACGCGCTACCTTTCATTGACGCTTTCATCGCATCAAACAAGAGATTCGTATCATCAATCAATGCCGTGTTCCTCTTCGGTTAAGCCCCGGATATCGGCTCGTCGTAACTTACCGCATAGGACAGGCTGACACGGCGTCAGTCCGGCTTGCGCCCTGTAATTAAGATTTCTCAAAGAAAACCTTTCCTTTCGCTATTTAACCTTTGCCACCCGTGTGTGGTCTTATCGGGTTAGGAAATCGGGGCGGACGCCATTAGCATTCGACGCGTTGTTGTTGTTCGCATTGCCGTTGTTGTTGACATTCGCGAAATTAGTCGCCGAAACGACTGAACGGAGCCACCAGTTCGCACGTTCAAAGGTTGCCTTGCTTATCGGCTTTCGCCGATGTCGCCTGTTTTAAGAACTTGTTGGATGCCTGCCTTACTCCCTTAACGAGAGCGATCAGAGTTTTTAACCTCTCTGCAAAATTTTCATACTTGTTTTTGTCACAAGGCAAAGTCTCTGCTATGTATTGCAGTTCCAACCGCAGGACATGAATGTGTCCTATACAGCGGTCGAGATGGAGTCGTCTTTCCTTATATTCCTCAAACACCGCTTGTCCGCTCGGGAATATACTGTTGCCCATCTCAAACTCTTTGACGATATCTTTCCATATATCCAGGATGATTTCAGTTTCCTTATATACGAATTGTTGATAAAACGAGTCATGTTTTATCTGCATTCGATTTATAACTTTTTCGTGGTTCGGCACGTTTTGAAATCTTATCGCAAACTTTTCAATCGTCTTTTGATACTTTTCGGGATCATACCCGAAATCGATGACCATGGCTTGCGTTATGTCATGACGCAGACCCCGCATCTGCTTTACTGTTTCAAAGTCGTGCTTCTTCCTCTTTGATTTAACTACGTTGCTCATTGTGCTTCCTTTCTCCGCCCATAAAGGGCGGAGATTAAAGATCAAGATATAGCGAAAACGGGGCGGACGCCATAAGCAGTCGACGCGACGTCGACGTACGCATGGCCGCCGGTGCCGACACACGCGAAATAAGCCGCCGAAACGACCGAACGGAGCCACCAGTACGCACGATTAGTGATCCTTGACGGCTCAAGCGCGAATAACGGCAACTGGCTCTTATCAATTCCCATGTTGTAATTGATTGAACTTGCCTCGGGCTTCGATCCGCACGGTCCTCCATAAACCATCTGCTCATTCATGAGCTCGATGTCGGAATCGTACCAACTCCAGGATGATGCGTTTCCACTTGAGTCCACAGTATTCGAGAGCAGTTCTCTGTGAGAGAGAATGTGCGCTGACCCGAATGCCGATGTGATTGTCGACTTTGCCGATGCGAGGTTTGTCGTGTACATTTTAGAACCGACATATCCGCCTGTCGTGGTGTTCGAATCATTCATTTTTTGATTCTCACCGATGCAGGTATCGGGAACTAAAACTACATGATGTGTCGTGCATTCCGTATCTCCGCAGTGTAACCAGTAGTCGAACGCGGCGATCCTGTAAACTGTGCCACCGATCGTCCAGTAGTCACCAATGAACATATCACCAAATGTTCCTGCCTGGATTTCAGCGTACTGGTCAGCCGACACGCTTGTTCCGAGACTCTGACCACGATAGATGGCATTATGCGCTCCTGCGTTCGCGGCGACATTTAATCCACCACCGCCACCACCTTCGTCTGTTGCGGTTGTCGGTGTAAAGTCGGACGCATCCCACGCTCCGGTGTGAGTGGTTGTACACTTGTAAAGGACGTCATTATACATGACGCACGCACCGACCGCATAAGTCTCGGTCGCATCAAACTCGGGTGCGATAGATGACCCGATATGCTCAAGTCTTGTGCTTACCGGTGTTGAGCCGCCCTCAAGTGCTTCTGCCACTCGGACGAGCGTTTCATCGAGTGCCAGTGGTTTTGTTGCATAACTCATTTTTTATCCTCCTTTTTATTCTGTGCCGTATGTCTGGCATAGTTTTCCGTTTACGATCGAAAGACCGACATCGTTACCCATAGGAACGGGAGTCCATGTTCCACTGTTGTTATATTCGAGTGCTCCCGAATGTAACCTCATCCCATGCGCTCCGTTCGTGTCGGTTATGTCCTCGGCTTCATGTGCAGCCACATCGGATGCCAGGGCGAACGCGGATGCCGAATATGTAAAAGTCACTGTGGACTCATTCGATACCCTTACCATGAAATCCTGTACCATCTCGACCGGGTTTGATCCCTCGTAGTGTGGCAGGAAATCTCCCTGTTCCTCGAGTGCCACCGAAATCGCAAAAAGCACCGATGATCCTCCCGAGTGTGGTCTTGCCATGACACCGATCTCGTTTACATAGAACCCCTCTGCGAATAGTGGCTCGCCTGTTGACGGATCATAGTTCGAGATGTTTGATACCAGGCGGACATCGACCGCCGATGTCTGCTCTCCGAGTGAGATTGCATAGGTCTCTTTGAGGCTTTTAAGTGACGTCCTTGCTTTCAGCGTGTTGATGTTTTTCTCCTCTGATGTGTATTCTCCGTCGCCCACGACCATAGACACAAAATCAAGCGAATCATGACCCTCTACGAGGTCAGCCATCAACGCTCTTCCTGCGTCTGTCATAACTGTGATAAATGATGCCATTTCATCCTCCTTGCTCCGCTTCGTGGCGGGTGTATGTATAACGCGTGTGGAGATGTACTCCCACAAAATATGTCATAACGAGGTCTCTTATGATATCCACGAACTCAAGCCATGAGCGGGCGTTTTTCTCCTTGCGTAAAAGCACCTTGAAAAACTCCTCCATATCGGGAACGAGTGGCGCATTCGTTTGGACTCTAAATGTACCTGGGTCTCCTCCAAACTCATACCACTCCTTTACCCTACCCTCACCGAACATCTTCTTGACGAGGGTTTCCACTCCGTAAACAGTACCTGCAGTTCGTCTCCAGTTGAATCCCTCTTTTACGAGGCGAACTTTCGTGTCTCTGTCGAGTGAATCCTCGTAGTAGGGTAAATCCCACTCGATCGCTAAATAATCGAGTTTGTCATCCGGGAGATTCTCGATGTGGTTGTAAAGGAATACTGTCTCGACATAACTCTGCAGGAGTTTAAGAAATTGCTCGACCACATAGTTGATACATTTATCCTTTATGGTCGGCTCTTTCATTATGAGTTCCTTTACCTGGACATCAAAAAGGCCGCGATAACTGTGTTCTAAATCATCGTAATTATTCATACTCTAACCCCCCATAGGTCACGGTCTTTGAGCCAAGTACCGCCAACTCATCCGCGGAGACTGCCGCCTGTGTGGGATAGGTTATCACGGCTCTGTTCGCACCCGCTTCCATGACAAGTTGCATGAGTTTCGATGGGTTGATGTTCCTGCCGATCTTAGTCGTCTGCCACTCGATGTAATCATTGACTGCCTGCTCAACTTGGGATTTGATTGTCTCCTCATATTTCTGATTGTCATACGAGATGTAATAGGTCAGTTCGACATCGAATGATACCGCAGTCGGGGCAACGACTGTAAAACGATCCGAGAGGACTTTCCTTACCGGATCATTTAAGTATGCGGTGACGATGTTTATCAGTTCCGTTGACGGCATTCCTGTTTTGCTTGTGATCGTTATAGTCACATAGCAAGGCTCCGGGGAACTTACCGACACATCGTTTACGAGGGTCGATGCGCTCTTTACATGGTACACATACGAGTCCTCTGTTCCTGCGGTCGAATAAGTGGACGGAGATAGGAAGATTCTCTCTGCCAGGGCATCATCATCTTCCTCGTCTGCTCCTCCGTCTGATGCGGTCACATTCGTTACCTCGTCGATGTAGGGGAGCGTGTCTACGAGTTCATCTAATGCCCCGACCTCGAGTCCGTTTCCGTCCTCTCCTGCGGTCGTACACGTGCAAGCGCATATAACCTCTGTCTCTCCTGCAGGAATAACTGTGTCCGAATCCACCGCAAAATATAAGTCATCGAGGTTTGATCCTGACACTCTCGTTCCCTCGGGGATTGTATAGTCGGTCGCCTGTGCCTCGGTGAGCGTAAACTTTTCGGATACCTTTGCCGGCTGCGCTTCGATTCTCGTCACACCATGCCTTGCCGCGATGTTGTCAAGGAATCCATCCATCGAGTATTTCAAGAGATTCATCTTGCCCGCGTTGTCGACATACTGTGCCGCCTGATAGAAGATATATGAAATCGCATCTAGGAGGATTTTTTCCTCGTCCGTATCGTGTAAAGAGATATCTTCTCCGGTTATCTCTTTATAGTGGCTTATGTACCACTCCTTGGCTTTCTTCATTGATTCCTCAAGGGTTAAGTTATCAATGAAAGATATGTCGGGGTAGTTCTCAATCTGTGAAGTCATACATCATCCTCCTCGTCGTCATATTCTTCCTCATCCTCTTCTTCTTCATACCCGGATGGACTGAGTGAGATTATAGGTATGAGCGTTTTGGTTTCCTCGTCATACCGAAAATCAACATCGTCGACCTCGACCCTCTTTTCATACTTTTCGATCTTGTCTTTGATCTCGATCGCAAGTAAAGGTCGCATCGTGTTTAATGGTTCGTCAAGTAAATCCTGGTCGATTCCGAAGTCTCTGTTCATCGGATATGTTCCGGTGTTGGTCTGCAATAAAAATGAGATACCCTCGATGATCTCTGCCGGTATCTCATATCCTTCGTCTGCTTCAATTTCAATGTTATTCAGATACATCAGTCATACCCTCCTAACGTCAAGTCAAGGGTCGCTCGTATGAGCTGACCATTATGATAGACTAAATCATAAGCCTCGCTCATTCCATCAAGCGTCCATTTACGACCGATTTTATGCGCTCCGATGTTTAACTCATCGTATTGTCCTGTCTCACAGAACTTGTTGAGTTTTTTCATCACGGAATGCGGGGAATGCCCAAGAGTCGCATCCACCACGATAGTCATCGTGAATTGTCTCGTTCCTGCGCCGATGAACTCTCTTTTCGGGAACTTTCTCCCGATGATCCTGTGTTCCTCCCACTCGCCTGATACCGAATGAGTGGCGTCCTTGAAAGTCATTACATTTAAGAATCCATCTTTATCGGTCTTTACATTGAACTTAATGCCCGCAAACGATCCGATAATCTTTGACGCGGTTTTCTTTGTCGAGGTCTGCGAGCCTTTTTTCACGACTGTCTTTGTGACTTTGACATATCGCATGACCGTGACTTTTTTCTTTTTCTTCTTTGCCATTATTCATCCACCTCCGGTGGGTTTGTTTCATTGTAGTACCATCCGAGAATGACGCCTCTCGATGGATTGTTGTTGGTATGTGCCACGACACAAAAATCTCCGACCTGTGGTGGGTCGAATAAGAGCTTCTCGAAATGGTCAGCCGACACAGGTTTTGTCTCGGGCGAGGTGTCGTGGATCACTCCACGCAAAAACGGGCGGAGAACCGGGAGCATTTCTGTCGTCAAATCGTCCTGGTCTTCATAGACGACTTGAGCCATTCCGTTTTCAATGTCCACCTTTGAAATCTGTCCAATGCGGATCATCTTCCGCCACCTCCTCCGACATCGTTATCCTCTATGCCACCACCGACTTGTACTTTCTTTTTCGTTGGTATCTTATGCAGTGTGAGGTCGATTGAATAACCTTTTCCGATCTTGTGTTTAGCCTCGTCGATGAAGTATTTACCCGACGCTTTTCCAAATCCGGTGAGCTGCACACATCCACACGCGATTAAGCGAGGGTCGGGGTCGACTGTCATTGTCATCGTGGTCATCTCTTTGTTTTTCTTTCGGAGCGCCGCTTTTGCTTTCAACTGTGCATCCTTTTTAGAGAACGCCGACACATTGAGTTTTAACTGGCGACCTTTCTTTTTACCGGCTCTCGCTTTGTGCTTTTTATTGCTCGATGAGTCTGTATAAGTGACCTTTGCGCCCTGATAGGTTTTCTGCATCGTGGTGTTCCACTCCCAGGTCTCGGTGATCCCGCCTTTACGAGTGATCGTCATGAGAGGGGATTTCTTCTCATATTTTTCCTCATCATAGATTATGATTTTTTTGTTGTAGACCTTTAACCCTAACCCATATTCATCGCAGATATCTTTTAAGAAATCCGCGTCGCTCTGGTCGGATTGCTCGATCTCCTTGATCTTGATTTTCGATGCGTCATAGTAGAGTTTTACTTTTGCCCTCTTTGCGATCTTATTCGCCACCGACTGAATGGTCGTGTTTTTATAAGTCTTTTTCCGCTCCGTTCCCTTGAACTCGGTTTTAACCGGAGCAGACAAGGCTTTTATCGTAAAGGTCGACGGAGAGAATGCTGCAGTCAAATCATCAATGACCATATCACCGGTCTTGAATGACTTTGTCTGGTTTTCCTTATTCCAATCATTTAGAAATATCTGCGCACTTATCATGGCACCCTTGAGCGGTTTCCATTTACGCAAAAATCTCATGTCGGAATTGTCAAGGGTAAAGGATAGTTCGTCGCTTATCCCTGTCGCCGCGTCGTTATACTCCACAGTTTCGATGTATGGTAAAAGTGACCTCGTGACATTCTTCTTCTCATAGGTCACTTTTACACTCGCGCGTCTTGCTTCACCTTCCATTTAGTTCCTCCACTCTGGGAATCCGTCCGACTCCTCTGCAGGGAGTTCGGGTGTCCATATATCAACGCCTGCACCGAATATCGCAACACCGATGAGTTTCGGGTTGTTCTGCATTAAAAAGTCTGCGTGTATCTCTGAACCATAGACTTTCAATGCGATCGAATCCCAGGTATCACCTAATTGAGTTTCGTAAAACATCACAACGCCCTCCGCATCTCATCTTTTGCAATCTGTTTGCAGATTTTCCTTACCTCGTCCATCGCAAGCGACGCACCCTGTTTGATCTCCTTTTTCGTAGCACCGGGAGCAGATATGTTAAGCGTCGGGGAAATGGTAACACCGCTCACACCCATGGCCGCTCCTGCCGCTTTGTACAGTTCGAGTGATCTCTTTTTCCTGTTCAGCGGAATAAACGCCTCGGGTCCTGCCTCACCGAACACACCTGCGGTCGGTTTGTCTACGATGTCACCCTCTGCCATGTACTGATAACCTTTGGTCACTCCATTCCCAGGCTTTGGCTTGTTGCCGTTCGGATTTAATAACCCTTTGGCATAGTAACTCATCCCTGCGGTCGCCGCTTTGAAATTGTCAAAGTAATTCTGACCTGCCACACGCCCTGCGGTTGCCGCGTCCTGCGTGATGCCGGTCATCGTGCCATCCATATTCTTGTCGATGTTTCCACCGGCTTGTTTATAGTCCTCAACCCATTGTTTCGATGTGTCCGCCTGTGCGCCACCGACATACTGTGATGCGAACTGAGCCATTGACGCCTGTGCCTGGGTGTATGAATCAGATGTTCCTGCCAACCCAGTGATGAGTTTTGAATCGCTCGAAAATGGGTTTATGTAGGAAAGCCATCCAGATTCCTCTGCCGATGCGTGCTGCAAGGTTGAAAGGATTGAGCCGACTGAACTTGACCTCGCTCCTGGAGACTCAAGTATCTTTGATGTCAGTTCATATACGGCGTCTCTCGTTGCCTGGTCATCATATAAAGTACCATTTGCGATCGACTCCCCATAAGTGTCCATGAGGGTATTGAATTGGAACGACACGCCTCTGTCGGTCGCTTCTTTTTTCTTCGCCTCGGCTGCAGATGTCACATCCGCTTTCTGACTTTCTGCCTCAGCTTGTGTTATCTCTCCCAAACGATACTTGGCATTGATTGCGGTCAGCGATGACTTGGTCGCTTCATCGATTCCCTCATATTCTTTCTCGAGGTTTTCATTGATCTGATTCTGCAGTTCCTCAAAGTTAGATGCGGTCAAGGCTTTGCCTGTCCACTCACCTGCCATCATATCCCAGTTGGCCTGTGCCTCTGCGTCAGATATAGCCTGGGTGATCTCATCCATCGCCTCGAGGGTTTTATTGATGACCGCCTCGGTGTCTGGTGTGAGGCCATTCTCCAATGCGTCATCGAGGTATTTATTCAGATTCTTCGTGAGTTTCTGCATCTGACCATCGAGTTCAGTATAAAAAGCATTGTTCTCTTTATCGAGAGCCTTTGCTTTTTTACCATCCCCGAATAATAACTTGGTTGATACAGATACCTCATATCCTTTCTGATCGATTAAGTCCTGTGCAGATTTAACGAAAGATTTCACGGACTCGACATAATCTTCTGAGTCCTCTTTCGATACCGTTAAGCCTGCCTCGATCTTCCAGTTATATTTCCTTATGGCTCTTGATGCGTCAGCCATCGCCGATTCGATTTTAGCGGAATCACCGAGAGCGGAGATGAGTTCATCGACTGTCTCTAAATCTCCACGACCGACGATTTCTTTTGCCGCGTCCTCTAAATCCTCCATCGACATTGTGAGGTCGCCGAAATGCTTTGCAAGGTTCGCTCTCTTTGCTTCCTTACCTGCCTCGATGGTTGCCACCGCAAGTCCACCGATAGCCATAGCAACGCCACCGATTATGGCTATAACCGGATTAAGTGACATAATACCCGAAAGAGCAGTCACGACTGACTTGATACCACTCGCAACCTTGAATGTGATGATTGCTGATCCGATCGCGCCTAACGCTCCTGCGATGACAGACGGATTTTCAATCAGCCACTCCCCGATGGAAAGGAACGGAACGGCGAACGCACCGATCGCACTCGCCACATCCATGAATCCCTGTTTTATCGCGGGAAAATTATCAATGAACCAATCTCCGAATGCCTGGATACCTTTCGTGGCCGCCTGGACGATCTCACGGAGTGGTCCTTGCAGTTCGTTATAGATTCTGACACCAGTTCCCTCAAGAGCCGACTTGAATAAGGTCACATCGCCTTTCAGATTGTCGAGTTTGGTCTTCGCCATCTTATCAGCTGCGCCACCCGCATTCTTGATGTCGTTTCCGAGGTCTTTCCATCTCTGGTCGGTCGTACCTAAAAGAGCGTTGACCGCTTTGATGTCAGTTTTATTAAAGAGTTTTTTGAGGAGTGCGGATTTTTCCACATCTCCCATGTTCTTGGTCTTTTCGTTGAGTTCCTGCATGATGTCTTTCATCTCGCGGAAATTGCCCTTATTGTCCTTGACATTAAGACCTAACTGTTCCATAACGCCCCTGGCTTTATCAGTCGGAGCGGTGAGAGAGAGGATCATATTGCGGAGTTTCGTTCCACCCTCCGCACCTTTGATTCCGTTATCAGCAAGTAGACCCAAGACCTCTGTGAGTTCTGTTGTTCCACCCTTTAACACTTTAGCTGTGCCACCTACCTGCAGGATCGCATCACCTAACTGTTCAACTGAGGTGTTTGATTTAGACGAGGTCTGTGCCATCTGATCGACTAACTTGTTAGTCTGTTTTATCGAAAGACCGAGAGCGGACTGTGCGTCCGTTACCTGGTCTGACGCGCGACCGAGTTCCATTTCTCCTGCCGCCGCAAGGTTTAGTACGTTCGGGAGCATGGCAATCGACTTTTCTGCATCATACCCGGCGAGTGCCATGTACTCTAACCCCTCGCCGCACTGTTTAGCCGTAAAAGCGGTCGTGGAACCATACTCCAGGGCGGTCTTATTAAGGCGTTTCATTTCCTCATCGGTCGCACCGCTTATCGCCTGGACGGATGACATCTGTGCCTGAAACTCCGCACCCGCTTTGATGGATGCACCGAGACCTGCAGCGACACCGACGCCTGCAACCTTTGCCATCTTTCCTAAAGTCTTTATAACCTTATTCGAGACAGAATTGACCTTGTCGATAGAATCGCCCATGCTCTTCATTGATTTTGATGTCTGCATGGACGATGCCGCCGCCGTCTTCGAGATGGCTCGGAGTTCTGATTTAGTTTTCCGCATAGACGCAGGGAGAGACCTCTCGATCTCACCCGCGATCTTGATTGCTAACTGGTATTCTTTCCTACCTGCCATCTTCATTCTCCCTTATCTCTCTTAATTCATCCATCAAGTCTTTGTAATCATCAGCGACCCTATATACCTCATAAGGGTGTATGGACTTATAATAATCAAGTCCTGTGTTTGTCCTTATTGCAAGGAATAGACAGACCTTTCGCAAGTCGTCAAAGTCTATTCCTAAGTCAATAAAAAATATCTTGTGAGGTTTTGGATTGTGATATAGTCCTTTGAGTGCAAACTGTGTAACAACTCGATCGGGATGCCTGTTTTCTGAATATACAAATTGACGCCGAACTCTAACGTGTCATACACGTTTATGGTATGTGCTAACCTCGGATGAGTGGCTTCCAACAAATTGAGAGCCTTGTCTACATCCGCCCCGGTGATTGAGTCCTTTTCTATCATCGGGAGTTCGGTGATCTCTTTACCTTCAAACATAATCGGGTGAGAGAGTTTGAACTTCTTCTCATCCTCTTTTTCTTCCTCGTTAGTTTCCTCTTTGATTTCTTCCTTGATTTCTTCTTCCATTTGACCCACACTTCCTTTCTAAAAGAAAAGGCGGGCAGTCGCCCACCCGCCTTATTGTTTGTTTTATGAGAACGCTCTGATCTCTGCGAGCATATCCTTGCCGTCCACAACGTATTTCTCGTTGTACTTGTCCAGCTCGAATGCGACTTTGTTGTCGCCGTTCTTATACTGGAGTTCGACTTTCAGATATGACACATTGAACTTAACGTTCGACTCGTTGCGCTTGCCTGCCTCAAGAGTTCCGAGTTCGTAACCCTTGACTTTGCCGCCGACGATGACCTTAACGCCCGAATACTCCATGGCGCCGGATGCCTTAACCGTTGACTGCTGAGTAGCGCGGATCGTCAGATACTCACGCACTGACGAATTGAATGTGAACAGTTCCTCACAGACACAGACGAAAGGAATCGTCCAGTCGATGTTTGAGAAATGTCCGGGGTTGTTTGCGTCTACCTCTCCGAGGATGCCTGCGCCTGTTAAGGTCTCGGTGATCTCATCGAGAGTAGGGAGTGTCAGAGAGTTACCGATACCAATCAGCGGATCAGTCGGTGTTGCTGAATTGCCCTTGTAGACTTTGAAATCATTGATGATCTCGGGGAAAAGTCCTCTGTTATTCATTCTCTCTCACCTCCTCATGCAGAAAGCGCTTCCATGAGCGCCTCCGGATCGTACGATACAGTGAACTCGATATCCTTTGCAGGAGTCGGAACTGTGATCGTCACATCGAAATACAACTTGCCTGCTCCGAGTGTCTCCACGGAGTTGACCTCGGATACCTTGACCTCGCCCTTGATAAGAGCGCCACCCGATACAAGGCCATTGAGGAAGATATTCTCCGAATCAACGATAGCCTCGAGGACTTTTCTGTTGATCGGCTCATCCACTCTCTCGAAATGGTCGATGATGAGGTGGTTGTCATACCAGGAGTAAAATCTCCGAACGTTGATGAATACATCTTTCGGATCGTTCGTATCCGGGAACGCCGCAGTCTCATCACCCCAAAAACGAATGGTGCCGCCTGCCTTGATATAGGTTGCGATGCCCTTATCGTTGAGGACGTTACCCTCCTCGGATGTGAGGATCATCTCCGTACCATCAGCAAGCACGACAGAATCCACATAAGCGGACTTGTTTGACGGCGGATAATACGGAACGCCTGCGCCCTGGTTATAGTCAACCATCTGAAAGAGAGCCGCAAGGTGAGCGGATGCGGTCAGCACATGAGAACCGATCTTTACGAGCGGCCATGCGATTGTGCAGTGCTTATCCTTTACGGATGCAGCGGCTTTCATAGCTGCAGCATCAGACGGCTTCTTGTAGATAGTAGTGTCGACATCGACGATTGCCTCGCATCTGAACACGCCATTGATCCCCTCTGTCAGACCAGCCATCGCCTCTGCGACAGTAGCGTTGTGAGAGAACCCAGGAGCGATCATCGTACCTGCAGTCAGACCGAATGTCGGGTAAACCTTGTTGATGAGTGACAGTCCGGTGTACTTGCCGGTCGAAACGTCCTCGCCACCGATGATGTCGGATGCGCTTACGCCTGTCGGGTCAAGTGCCTTACCTGCCACAGATACACTCGCATGAGTTCCGGAAAGGATTGTCACAACGAGATAATCGTTCTCGTCATGCTCTACCGCATAGTCCGTACCGATCACGAGCGTTGTGTCGTCGTCTTTTACGACAAGGCTATCATCGATGAGCATATACTTCTCCTCGAGTGTACCCTGTCCGTCTGTGATTGTCACAGTAGTAGCGGCAACCGTTTTCGTATGACCTGCCTTGCTCGGGTCGAGAACGTTCACGAAGATGATCGGCGCTACCTTGAGAGCCGAAAGGCTTGCGAACATACTCTGGCAGAGTGTGAACGTGTCAAACTCATCCGAATAACCGAGCTTTGCTTTTGCCTCCGCGAAGGTGTTGCACAGGATCGGTACATTGACCGCCGACGCAGGGTCAGCGAGTTTATGAACCGGTGCAAGACCTACAACAAACGGAATGCCGGTCGTAGTCTGACGAGGTTTCGCGAGCTCTGTCGCTTTCTCGTTGACATAGACTCCATGTTTCATGTCAATACCTCCTTATTTGTTGATTGCTTTTGCGACTGTCTTATAGATTGTCGCAAGTCTTGACTGTATATTCAGCTCTTCTCTTGCTTTTCCAAGCTCCTCGATCGGAATAAAAAGAGCCTCAATCATCGGTTTGCTGATACCGATCCGGGTGGCAATCTCATCCACCTTCTCGGCAGGAATACCATCAAGGAAAGTGGATCGTGTTGAAATCACACCCTTGATGGAGGGTCCGATGTAAAAAGATTGTGTAAAGGCGGATTTTTTCCTGGTCTCTTTAACCTCAACCTTTGTCTCGGTCTTTACAACCTCTGCATTCGCCTCCGTCTTTTTGTTTGCCATCTTTTCCTCCTAACTGAAAGAACTTACCCGACTAATGCCGGGAACTTGCCATGTCATACCGATCGCCGCGAAATATCTCGGATAAGTGATCTCATCATCCGGGGAAAGAGCGAATGAAAATCCATCGGGATCGCATCGGAAATTACCGAGGAAATTATTCTCGATGAATCTCTTTTTAATCACATTGAATATGTGGAACGCATAGTGTTGGTATTGTCTGTCCTCGTTCTCGTAGTAGATACCGATCCCGATTACAATACTCACCGGCTGACGCTCACCCATATTGACCACATTCGAATCAATGAACTTGACAAGCAGATAAGGGAAATCCTTATTCTGCTCACTCTGTTTCTCGTGCATCGGGAGTAACTGTTCAAAGATGTTGGGCGCACCCTCTGTTCCATCCCTTTTCGGGAGTTTCATGTCCTCCGTGAGTCTTCTTAACTCGTCCGCCAGTTCATGGCATAGGAGTTCCTCAGTTAACGGAGCGTGAGGGTCTTTTTTGGGAACGTTTAAGAGTTCCCCGATCGCCTCCTGGTCTATCTCAATTCTCTCATCCATGGACTATATCCATCACTTTCTTTATTTGCGCGTCAATCTCTTTGTGCAGGATATCAGATGCCTCTGACTCCACTTTCTCGTATGCTTTGCCGACCATCTCCGGGAATGACGGACCCATGACCTGCTCAATAGTCTCGCCCTTACGAACGAAAACGCCCGTGTGGTTTGAGCCATTTGCATTGTGCATGATCGCCACGAATCCTTTGTTGCCATTCTTCCTTACATGGCCACCGCCCGAATCTTTTCTGACCTGCGCCTCAACCCATGACCCTGGGTCAGACCATATAACAGGAGAACTTGGACTTACCTCTGATTTAATCAAGGGGTTCGTTCCTTGTTGCTTGTATGAAATAATTCTTGCGGGGTTGGCATAGGTCGCACTTTTTACTTTTTCAACGAAATCCGCCGCATCCCCTTCGGTCGTGTAGAGATTCTGCACTTCCTCGCGGATCATCTTCTCGATGACTTTGCCGGCTTTGTTCGCGGCGTCCTTCATGACTGTCGGAGCCTTATATGCGATGCCGTCAAGTGCTTTGGTTATCGTGTCTAACTGTCTTTGGTCAACCTTGAACCATTCCTTATTCATCCGATACTCCTAAATAGATGACATACACTCCCATCTCTTCATCTACCTCGACGACACGATATATCTCATCATCCAGTCTGAATATGCGCCTGGATACTGTCGGCTTGTCGCCATAGTCCTCGGCTTTCACATAGACTTTCAGATATTTCTCGAATATAGCGTCACCGATGACATGGTCTTTTGCTTTCAGAGTTCTCTCATCCGCATTGATCTCATCGATCACGGCAGGGATTTCCAAACCGTCAACCTTGTGGATTTCTGCGAACTCGTCACACTCCAAAAACACCGAGAGAATATCATCTGCGACATCATCCTTGAATGTGTTCATGTGTCCTCCATAAAAATTGCCCTACGGAAAAGCGATTCGCTCCTCCGCAAGGCAAGAGTGTGGGTGTATATCGAATCTAACTGGTTATCAGTTGTTGCGGTCTGCGTCCACATAGAGCCATGAATCGGTAAATACCGGATAAGGCACAGGACGGCTGAACAGACAGATGTCCTTGACATTGTCTGCAGTGTTTGCCACCGCACGAGGAACGAATTTCTCTGCGTATGACTTATACTCCGCACTGTCGCCGGTTCCCTCAAGGAATGTAACCTGACCATAAACGGTCTTGCCCATTCCAGGAGTGAGCATAGCGATCGTGTTTGCAGGCAGGATTCTCGTCAGAGTTCCGTCTGCTGCTGCGAACCACTCATCATAAGTGAAGAGTGCGAGCTTAACTCCGTGAACAACGAATGTGCCGTTATATACGACACCCTCAGGTGTCTCAATCGGTGCGATGTTTCCGATCTCGACGCGTCTCTTGTCGAAGTAGTCGAGGAAATCCGGATCAGCAAAAAGTCCTGCAGCCACATCTGCGGTGATTACAAGGTCAGTTGCCTTGAATCCACGCTTATGGAGTTCAGACGCCATCTTATAGAGGGTGTCTACCTTCTCCTGTGCGGTCATATTATTCCACTTTTTGCTTGTCACGAAGCGGTTGCCGAATGAAGAATCGAAATACTGGAGAACTCTCTCCTGTGCGTTCTTGTCGGCTGCAGCGTCCTCTGCGGTCGCATACTGCTTGATTGTGACCTGTCCTGTGGTGATGATGTCTGCACACATCTGCTCGAGACGACGAGAGATTGCGTTGCGGTGCTCATCCAGGATGTCAGCCTCAAGCTCACGCTCACGGTCTTCCGGTGCGCGGTTTGAATCCGGGCTCTCACCAAATCCTCTCTTCTCGAGGTCGTCCGGTGTGATCGGTGTCTTCGGTGCGATGGTCGGAGCCTTGATGCGATCAGTACGCATCGCCTCACTCTCCATCACGATTCCGTTGATTTTCGGAATCACGAACGGAGCCATCTGTCTGCCCTGCTTTTTAGAGTCGATCATGACCTCGGTGGAGTAGAAGTTCTTCCCATCCGGGAAATATCTATCCTTGAGGAACTGAGCGACCGGGTACATCTGTTTTACAGCGTCAATGAGCTGATAGGTATCTGTTACCATGTCTTATGTCCTCCTTGAATTATTTCAGTACGATTCCAACCTTGCGCAGAGCGTCTACATCTGCGTCGGTCAAATCAACGTCAGTTACGATCTTGTCGGCTTTAAGGTTTCCTGCAGTGAATACCGTTACCACTACCGATGTGTCGGTAGATACAAACGGCTCTGCCTCTGCTACGATAGCGCACGGAATACCATCAGCCGCGTGTGCGGAATAGGTTGCCGCTCCTGTGGACTCATCGAATGCTACATCGATGACCTGACCTTTTTCGATCTGTCCGTCAGCAGACGGAGAAATCGTGAGTGTGAGGTTGTCCTTCTCGATCGGCATCTCGCCGTCATAGATCAGATTGTTCTGGGGTGCAACCTCATGTGTGTTGAGCTGAACTGCCATATCACTTGCCCTCCTTCTTCTTATTGACATACGATGCCATAGCGTTGGCATCCTCGTTCTCTTCCTGCTCCTCCTCGGGGTCTGCTCCGACCTCTCCTGCAGGCTCCGCATCCTCGAGAGCGTTCTTCATATAGTCGGCTCCCTGTGTCTGCGCGTTCTTCATCGCCTCGTATGCAAGAGTTTTTGCATCGACACGATTCTCGCCATACTTTGCGTTAGCGAGTGCCTCGGGTGTCACCGAGTTTGCGATCTCGTCCAGCTCTCTCAAGCGGGCGTTCTCTGCCTCGACACCTTCCTGTCTGGCGGCGTCAACGGCTTCCACTTTTGCTGAATCAACCCTATCCGCAACGAGTGCGTCGAGCTCTGCCTGAGCCTCGGGGTTTTCAGCGAGAAATTCGTTGAGTGTCATAACTCTACCTCCATTCTCTGATGTATTGTTTGTTGTATTCTGAAAGGCGTCGCCGCCGATTTCAGCATCTCCGAAGATAGCGAGTGCAAGTTCCTCCGGGGAAAGTGAGCCATCGTTCCCGATTGAGGACTTGCTCTCGATGACAGATTCCTTGAATCCATCTGTTCCCATTATGAGGTTCTTTAACTCGTTTATCTTGGCAGTCGGGATAATAGGAGACACACTTGCCGCGATGTCCGTTACCTCGAACTCGCCATGAATCCACCCGTCAGCAAATCCCTCTGCGATTGCTTCCTGTGGTGAATACCAGGATTCTTTGTCCATGATCTTTTTGAGTTCACGCTCGTCTTTTCCTGTCTTACGCTTATACGCATTAAGGATTGCCTTGTTAAACTCTTTCAAGACCTCACTCTCGTGATCCATCTCGCGATAATCGCCCTCTGCGACGCCCTGGGTGTTGTGGATCATCATCATCGAACCATCACCCATTAAGACCTCATCACAGGCACACGCGATAAATGATGCGGCGCTTGCCGCCCATAAGATGTGAGCCGTGACCTTCCCCTCGTGGGATTTCACGCGATTGTAAATCTCGAATGCGGCTAAACACGACCCACCCGGAGAATTGATCTCCAGTGTGACATCTCCATCTGCCTCATCGAGTGCGTCAGAAATCTGACTCGGACATATACAGTCCATGTCGAACCATTCATAGACCCATGCGTGCTCGTCAGGCACAACGGGTCCTTTCATTTTAATCATCATCCGATTCCTCCTCCGGCTTCATATCAGCCATGATTTCATACTCATGTTTTAATGTCCTTACATTGTCCTCAAAGTTTGTGCCGTTGATGGCCGCCGCCTCTTCCTCATGCGTTGAAAGACCCGCCTCGATACGTGCGACCGCCGCCGCCACCTCTCTTGTCGGTTCGAGGACTGACGGAGCAGGCCCCGTCCATGATGCGTTTGTATATGCCCTCTGAATGAGAGGGTCATTGAAAAATCCGGGACAAACGATGCGACCTTTTGCGACCGCCTCATTGAACCATAAATTATATACCTCCTGGCAGAAATCACGGATGAACCACTTACGCCTCATGCGGAATGCTTTCCACGACTCACTCATCGCACCCTTGGCGGCTGAATATGACGCGGAGAACTTTTTCTGCAATACCTCGGGAGCGATCTCAAGCGCCGCCCCTACATGAATGCTCATCGCATTGATGAACTGTTCAAAATTGCCTGTCGGGTGTGTAGCCTGCAATGCCTGGACACCCTCGCCCTCCTGCAGGAAATGAACGCTTGCTCCTGTGGAAAGAACAAGCTCATCATCCTCGGGTTCGGGTCCTGTTGCCTCTTCTAAGTCATCCCCGGTATATGCACCGATATCATCCCCTGTCTCGGTCGTGATAAAGATTGAGAATATCGCACCGATGACCGCCGCGGTGATCTCGGCTTCTGTGTATCTCGTGATCTGCTTTAAGGATTCCAAAATAGGAGCGAGGAAAGGCGTTCCTCTGTACTGGTCAGCACGTTCGGAATTGAAAACGTGGAGAATGTTAGGATTCCCTGTTTTCTTTCCTCTCTTTTCTATCCTCACCCATTTATTCTGACCGTATCCATCATCTCCTGGATGTTTCGTTGAGATGTAGTAGGCAACCACCTTGCCATTTTTATCGATCTCGACACCGTTGACAATCTTTGACCCATTCTCAAGGGTTGTCTTTTTATAGTCGCCATTCGAACCATCGTTTGATACTCGGTCTGCTTCAACGAGTTTCAAGCGTAACTGATACGGCATCCAGGGTTTTTCTGATTCGTAACGGATCAGGCAGAACTCCTCGCCATTCATCAGCCAGTCAGAGAATGCGATCTGCTGCAGCTCATAAAAGTTATTTTGATCGTTGTTGTCGCACATCGTGGACTCTGCCCACATAGCGAACTCTTTCTTGATCTTGGTTTCAAGCGCCTCAGCTTCCTCTCTGCTTATTCCCAAGAACTCATAATCAACACGAGGTTTCGGAATAAGACCCTCGCCAACGACGTTCGTTCTTGTTGAGTTTATGGCCGCCGCTCCGAGTGTCGAGTTCATGTAAAGGTCACGAGAACGCTCACGCAAGGTCTTGCGGTTCATCTCGATGTCTCGTTCGGGTGATCCCGAATCAGAGCGCCACCTCTTTGTCGCAGGTCGGTTATGGCTTGCGCCTCCGTGAGAGTAACCGGAGTTCAACACCTCTTGGATCGTTGTGATACCGAGGCGGTTCTTCTCACTCTGCAAGCGAGCTGCCGAACGCCTTGCCCCTGCCGCAGGACTTATGGAGTTTACCATCTTGTCAATCCAGTTCATATCTCACCTCAATCGTAAAAATAAGCACGACCCACTCTGCGCTTGGTTGTTCCTCTGGTCTCAAGGGCGTTAAGGTCTGCCTCGAGTTTTTTTATCATCTCCTGCACATCATCAAGGTCTGCCCTTGTGAGTGACCTTGACCCGATCTTGTATTCCTTGGCGTTTAGGATTTTCTCTTCCGCCTCATAATATAACTCAAGCCGCATCTTTACTTTCTTAATGCGCTCGATCACTGTAGTTGATTGTTTCATAGGTCACTCCTTATCGTCCGACGCCTGCGCCTTGGTTGAGGTGTCGGCTCTTTTCGTTCCGTGTAGTTGATTCCTTTTTCAATTTTAACCTCTAACGCATCCCAGTCGGGATTGCGTAACATCATACAGGCTAAATTGTAATTGAATAAATCGAAAGGCTCGTTTGCCTTTCCGCGAGGTTTTTTCCATTCTGTTTTTAACTTTCCATTCTTCATGGTCGTTATTTTATGCTCGCAGGTTAGTCCGTCATAGTATGCGGCATCATACCCGCGCCCCTCGTCAGATGGAAAATGGCAATATCCCTCGCCCGGTGTCCGAATGTTAAGGTGGTTGATTATCATTTCCTTACCGGCATTGACACCGAGAATCTGTAAAGGTATCCTATCCCTCACGATCTTCTTGCCATCGGGTGTGAGTTCGGTCACATCCATCTTTGACCCCGAGTGGAGTAGTTGGATGCCCTCTTTATTTGCATAACCTTTGACCGGGTATAAGGTCATCCCTCGGTTAAGGAAATCGAGACAGTGGTTTGCGACCGCTATGGTGTGATCGCCACCAGTATCAATGGCAACCGCCGCCGCTCCGATCCGTGTGCCGTCTTTGTATTTCCACGTTCTGTGAAGATACTCCCACAGTTGATCCCACACGGCATTCTGTTCGATATCTCCATAAATCTCGGTCTTGTATAACCCCCAGGTCTCGAACTCTCTTGCCCATCCTCTGAACTCGACCTCGAATCTGTCGTGCTGAACGTCCACCGCCGCCGTGACCATAATTACGCCATCAGGAACTTCACATCCGTATTCCTCGGCACGAGAGGATATGTCATCGGCTGACTGGCCTTTAGAATCCACTCTTGTGTCATCCCATACCTCACCAAGTTTCAGATTGTAAAAGGTCTGCAGGTCGGTTGTGTCGTGAAACTTTTGAGCCTTGTGTACCGCGTCTCTGAATATGTCAATCAGTTCCTGCCATTCTACCCAGGGAGAGCCGAGAGCATTTAAGTGAAAACTCCTGCAGGCTTTCGCGTCGGGGTTTCCGACTATCCATCTGTGGTTTGATTCTTTCCAAAAACGCTCCTCGGTGACCTCTCCACAGTCGACACATTTCATCCCGACCTTTTCAAAGTCTACCCGATTCCAGTCGTATGGTTGGAACGTTCCACAACAAGGACACTGGACACACCATTCTTCCTGTGTGCCTTTTTCATATTCGGACTGTATTTTAGAATCCGTCACCGTTGTCGGTGTGGATGTCTTGACAAACTTTTTATTCCAAAACGATGTTGCACGTTCCTCGGCGAGTTTCACCGGGTTTCCCTCTTCCCCTGCAGAATCAGGGAATCTATCAATCTCATCCATCCATACCACCCTTATAGGGAATGATGCGAGCGACGCAGGGGAGTTTGCTCCGGAGAGGACCATATATCCACCGGCATACTCCTTATAAAGGATCGTGTTGTCCGAATCCCTTGATTTATCAGAAATCTTCTCGCGTAGTACATCCACATCCTGGATGGTTTTCGCGAGTCGGGATTTACTGAACTTTTGGATCGTGTCTATCGTCGGCATGACCATCATCTGTGTGGACGGCTCATAATCGACATAATATCCAATGCCTGCCGTGATGATTAAGGTCTTTCCGACCTGCGCTGACGACTTAACGACCACCGACTGAATGAGCGGGTCTGATATAGCGTCCATTATGTCTTTCTGATAAGGAGCCGTGTCACAGGAATACTTGCCACTCACACTTGATCCGCTTGGGAGTACAAGGTTTTTCTCTGCCCACTCGGACACCGTCATCGGGTCTTTTATCTCCCACAGACTGCATAGGATTTTGTCTAATCGCTCATCCCATTCCTGACCTGTCATTCCTCATCACCTTCACCCACCTCTGTTCTATACTCGTCGGGGTCATAGTTGTATAACTCCGTGAGTGCTTTTTCAATCTCGTCTTTCATAATAGAAGAGATTTCAAGTTTTTTCTTTCCCTCGAGTTTAGGAGCGACCTTGTTTGGCATCGCAAGGAGTTTCGACTTGCATTTCAGAATGTGGTTGGCATATCTAAAATGAACTCGCTCGATGTCGACGAGGTTTCCTTTCATTTCTTCGAGTTTCATCTGATCGATCTCGTTTTTCGTGTGCTCGTGTTTGGCACGCTCGATGTCGATGTGTTGAATGCCCTCGTCAGTGATCTCCGGCATAACGGGTTGTTTCCTCTGTGCCTTTTCCTGCAGATAAAGGATATATGAATGCACCGCAGGGAGTAGATCATATCTGCGCTGCGCTTTCTTTCCGGTCTCGACTTTCACGAGTTCCGGAGTTAAAATCCCATCGGCAGTCAGTTGTTGAATGCGTCTGTCAGTTAGTCCGAACAGTTTCGCAAGCTCTTTCGTTCCGACGAGGTTTTTCCCGTCTGTCTTTTTTGTTGCCATTTACTCACCCACATTTTTGTATAAGCACTCGAAATTGACCGAGTTGTTTCCGCTCCCAAGCGTCGAGCGTAACTGTGACGCCCACACGAGAACGAATCGTTTGTCATAGATCGGATAATTCGAAAAGTACACATCAAAGTTTCTGCTCGCTGCCCAATCGAAAAACTTGTCATAATCAAAGGCGTCAACATATTCAGCCGTGCCGATGTACGGAGGGTCACAGTAAACGACATCTCCGTCCTGGTATTCATAATCATCATACGAAAGTCCGTGACCGAACTCTAACTGTTGCAGACGCTCCAACCGAGATAGTTCGTCTAACTGTTGCAGACGCTCCAGTTGATTCATGTGTTGGAGTTTTCCGTTGATGCCTTTACCGGTGCTTTTGATATACCTTGTGAACTGCATTCGCCTCGTGCGGATATCCTTTGCGGTCACCGCTTTTGTGATACCTTTCGCGATCTTCTCAAGCTCTGGACTCCATTTGCCGAACACCACGAAATCGTGTGCAACGTGTTTTATGTGTTCGATGTCCTTTCCATATAAATAGGTCGTTCCTTTGTTACCGAACGACCATATCTGCCTTATATAAGCATTGTCCTTGTATTCACGATTGAATCTTTCTCTCGTGATGAACTCAGGCTTGAATACTGAATAGTTGTACTTGCCATTGTAGGCATCCTCAACCAGGTGCGTCACGCCTGCGTTAAAATCTCTGTACCACACGCGCTCATACTTGCCCGAGAGTATAGCCGCGTGGCTCATAGCGAACCCTCCACCGAATAGGTCGACAAACCTTTTTCCACTCGGCAGGCGTTTCAATATAGCAGGAGCAATCTTTGACTTACTTCCCATGTAGGGGATTCCATAGTTCTTCATAATACCTCGAACTCGAATCCACACTGCGGGCATTGACAGAGTTTATTATTCTTCGGCTCCTTGGCCTCCTGTTCATCAAAGAACTGGTCATCGGAGATATCTATGTCTCCGAGCATCGCCTTGATTTCATTCTCATCGAATCCGGTCACGAGCGTGTCCAAGTCGGAGAGGTCTATCTCTCCAATGACTAATGCAAGTTTCTCCGGGTCCCACTCTCCGTCGATTTTGTTGAGGGCAACATTGAGTGCTTTCTCTTCTGTCTTATTGAGGTCGACTAACACGACCGACACCGATTCATATCCGAGGTCTTTCAGGACTTTGTATCTCTGATGACCGCCGATGATCGTGCCGTCCTTGTTTGCTATTATCGGATCAGCATATCCGAATGTCTCAATGCTCCTCTTGATAGCCTCATAGTCTGCCCCCCCGGTTGCAGTTCAACGCGAGGGTTGTATTCTGCCGGCTTTAACCAGTCGAGAGGCTTCTCCTTCATGTTCAGTTTTCCATCCATACCCACACACTCCTTTGTGACGAAACGAAGCGGCATATTTTTTGGTCGATACCTACACACCGTTTGGGGTCTTCAGCGCCGCAACCGCCTTTCGCCCTATTCACAGTACCTTTTCGCAAAACAAAAAGCGCGATGCCTTTTTTCTGACCTCTCGCGCTTTCCGCCTTTATCATACTACCACATCTTTAGGTGTTTTTGGGTGTCGTCTTACACTCCCCACGCATTTTCTCTCACGCATATCCCACGAGCGTTCCTGTTTTCTCCCACCTCTCGCCTTGCGGATGGTTGCCATAAGTGTACACCGCACCATCTAACGAATCTTCAAACAAGACCTTGATGGCATCGGGATATTTTTCCTTGATACTTTTCAGAGACAGTGGCTCGTCTGCCTCTGCACACAAGATGAGTCTGTCACACTTCCAGTCCTCGATGATGTTCTCGTCTTCCAGGATCACATCACTACATGAGAGGATGTATAAGAATCCGTCATAGAATGTTATATCCTCATCCGGGAATGTTCTCCCTGTCACGATATCGAACATGACCACCCTCCTTTAGAATCTCAAATCCTCGTCAACTTTTTTCACTCTGACTCTCGACCTTGCCTTGTCCTTTAACTCTTCCCATAGTCTCAATGGGATATTCATCCTCGCCGTGAATGCTCCATCCCATCTGCCTGGGCGCGTGTCGTTCGGTTCTACTTTCAAGTCTACCTTTGGGAGTTCGAGACCGACGCGCATCAACTCTTTGATTCCCTTTCCATCATCGACATACACTTTCACATCACTCATCGTCATCCGCATCGTACCTCGTAGCATTCAGCCCTGTTTTCAGTGCCGCTATCACACAGTAGTTCGCCGCCTCGTACTCGGTGGCATTCTCGGGTATTTCTATCCCTGCCGCCTTGCACATCTTCCTCTGCCTGTCATTCGCAGGTCGTATCTTGGCAAGCTCCTTTTTGATAGCCACGATCTTCTTGTAAAGTTTGTTTGTCTGTCTCATGTTGATGCAGGTTACGATCGCGAGTGCGAGTAACCCGATCCCTGCTGCAATAAACTTGATATCACATCCTGTCATTCCTTTTCTCCTTTCCATGCTCCCGGCATCGGCATCCAGGCGATCACCCTCTCGCCCATTGTGTGAAAGTCATCATCCACATAGCAAGCGACTGTTACCGTTCCGTCCTCGAGTGTTACAAGAGCCGTGCAGTCGTTGTCAGGTTCTTGATCGGTCATGGGTATCCAGTCGGGGTATATGTCGTCGCTTATAGCCTCTGCGCTTGCAGATGACCATCCCTCATATTTCCCCTCTTGGTATGACCTCGCTCTTGATCCTCGTCTGCTGCTTCGCATAGCCGTTCGAGCGTTCACCGCATTTTCTGTCAGTTTCTTTATCAGCTCACTCTGATACATATTCCCTCCTGTCTACCGGGTAAATCGTTGTCGGTGTTCCAACGAGCAGACCCTTTTCTTTTTTGCTCCGGATCGTCGTATAGTATGATGAACCGATATCCACGATCTCATATACATCGTTCGGGTCCTTTATATGTCGGACTTTCTGTCCGATGTATCTATGAAACCGATATCGGCAAGGTCGGCGGTCTGTCTCTATACCCTCATCATATATCGTGTACTGTTTCATCTGCCGCCTCGCTTTCAGTGATGGTCATCCCATATCATATATACTATCAATCCAATGACTGCGAGTAGTAATATCCCGAACAGAATCACCAACCCGGTCACATTGTCCTCGGTTACCTCCACTTTGTTTGTTTGTGGCATCGGGAACCACACTGTCGTCTTTCCGACTTGAATAGGTATCATGCTCGTTTTCCTTTCTTGATCTCGTCGTTCACGATGTTGATAGCGTACTGGACACCCTCTGCCTTGTCTCTGCTCTCGATCTCGAATATCCTTTTCATGTTGATGAGCCTGCTCCGTAACCTTTCGAGCATATCCGAGTATGACATCAAGTCTTTTGTATGCCTTATGTCTGCATCGTCTCCACCAAGTCGTTCGATTGTTCTCTTGAGGCATTTCACTTGATCCTCGTGAGCCTTTTCTATCATCCATCTGCCATCATCCATCGATAACCACCTTATCCCATCCCCAGCATCTTTCCATTCTCTCTCGGTCTCTTCCTGTTTCAAGAATGTCTATGACCTCTTTTCTGTCAATGACTTTGCTTTTCATTCTCTCGATGAGTTCATAGACAACCTCTATACCTCCGAAAAAGTCCTCATCAATGAATTGACCATGAGCATTCGCCTCTTGCCATAGCATTATGATGAGTTTTTGGATTTCTTCGTATTCTCCCATTATTATGCCTCCTGCCCGCCCATAAAGGGCGGGGATTTTAGAACTTGATAGCGAAAACGGGGCGGACGCAAAGAGCATTCGACGCGTTGTAGGCGTCCGCAAGGCCGTAGCCGCTGACATACGCGAAATGAGTCGCCGAAACGACCGAACGGAGCCACCAGTATTCGTATGGTTCACCCTTACGGTCTGCGATCCGGTGACGTCTGTCCTTCATCCACTCAATTTGTCCATCGCACTCTCTGTAATTCTCATCAAGTCCGAAAACCTCCTGAATCGACAGGAGCGTCAACTTGCTTCCGCCTTTGAACGTGACGAACTCGCACGCTTCATCTTCATCCTGACCGCGCAACTCGATCTGCATCTTCGAAAGGTCTTTGAATAAATCGGAATTATTCCATCCGCCTTCCGTGCCACCATTTTCATTTACAGACCTTGCATCATGAAGGCAATCGTCCAGGAGAAACAACATCTTGTCTCCCTTATCCTCGATCGCGGTTGCCGTGTGTTTTTCCTTATGATACATCGCTCCGGTTTCTCCGGGGTAACCCGAATCAAACACCGTCACCCTAACCTTGATCTGATCCCCGACCTTCAATTTGTCTGTGTTGACCTTTTTCATACGCTTCACTATCATTTCGCACCTCCTACATCGTCAAAACCATCTGATTCTCGTTTGCCTGGATCACTTTTTTCTTTGTCTCCTGTGGAATAACCGGCACCTCGTCTGGTGGGTAGCAGGTGATTTCAAGACAGTGTTCGATATCGTTCCATCCGTGTATCCCTCCAACTTGTCTCGGGAGAAACTTCTCCACGACGAGGTTTTTAATCTTGTCAGGTGCCTTGTAAACATCTTTGCAGATAATCGTCATCGGGAGTTTTCCTCTTGATCCGAACCTATATGTCTCGACCACCTCGTTCTTTTTCAACGGGATTGTCTTTTTACTGTCATGCATCCGGTCAAGACCTCTCGCATCTAACACCTCATAGGTTAGGTCTATCGGGTGGAGTTTCGCTTTCTTTCCGACCCGATATCCATGCACCCACCATCCGTCCTTTCAGATCACGACCTCGATCTCGTCGAGCCAGTCATCCATCGCTATCAATTCTCCGACTGTCATTCGCTATCCTCCATGCTCATCTGTGTCTGTTTCGGTTTCCAGTGTCGGCAATCGTCTTTTACTACGCGGAGGTCTCTTTCAGAAATAAGCAATCCTCTGTACCATGGTGTGTTTGTGGCCGCAGGACATTTAAGACACAATAGTTTTCTCTGCCCATATTGTTCTTCTGTAATTTCAACCGAATCCCAATAATAGCAATCCTGGTGGAAATGATAACGATCGCTTGCACTCATACACTCACATCCTTTCAGATTGTCGCCGTGATCTGAATCACATCCGTCCAGTATGGCTCATATTCTTTGGCTTTCTTTTCGATTGCCTTGTTGAACTCCTCATCGGAGAGTTCTTCATACTCAGGATCATATTCCATCTTTTCTGCGAGTTTTTCCTCGAACTCGATCCTGTCGAAAAACACCCTCTCGTCATTGACATCCTGCTCGCAGTTCAGAATCTCGCCCATCTTGAATCTTACATCCGGTGCATACCACATCCCTTCATCCTGGCATACATCCGAGTCAACAAGACATACGATCGGCGTGTCCGGATGTTCAAGTATCAGTTTTTTCAACTCATCCGTGCGTTTTACAATAATCTCGAGTGGTTTCATTCCTCATCATCCTTTCCCGACTCCAGTTCCGGGTGCATCTCCCCGAACAGATGGAGTCCGTCAATGTGTTTGTGCTTCACCCAGTCATACGAGTACGAGAGGTCGGCGGCGATCTGCTCAAGACTCTTAAAATCCACATACTTTGCTTTGAGGATTCTGTATGCTAAAAGGTCGCGCTCTGATAACTCTACGAGTTCGAATATGATCCGCTCCCTCGCCTCTGCATACTGTGTCGTCTCCGTGATGATCTTCTTGGAAATCTCCTCAGTTTTCTTCATGAGCTTTATGACCTGGTTGATGACGCCATCGGGATCGGGTGAGCTCATTACCCTGTCCTTGTCATATCTTATCGCCTTGACACTGTCGATGTTGTCATTCTCGATTTCCGCTCGTAACTTTTTCAAATCATCAATCGTGACCGCCCGTCTCTTTAATTCGTCCAGGTAACACTTAACTGTCATTAGTTCCTCCTTTGCATTTCCCGACCCTTGTGGAGCATATAGCGACCGTTCATCCGGTCGACTTGTAATTCCTCGGTGTAGATCACATCACGACATTTCTCGCATCGGCGTTGTCTGTAAACGCCCTTGCCACATACCGCCGTGTCTATGACCCGCATCTTTCCGCCACATTCACAATTCATCGCAGCCGCTTTCCGCAGAATCTGCAGTATCTGTCGTCAGCCGTGACCTCGTTTCCACATTCCTGGCAATAGAACTGTGTTCCTCTTGCTATCGCCTCTTTCGGGATCGCGTTATACACTGCCGGCTTTGTGAGTTTCATCTCCGCCTCGCTCAACTTGTATGCTCCGGTCAAGAATGAGTGAGCGTTGAGGTTTACATATAACCCGCCTATCGTGATATCTTCTTCCATCGTTTCCTCCCTTCGTGTAAAATATACTTGCCGTCATCCCTTGCGATCTTGTATTCCATCCTCGCTCCTGGAGAGTGTCTCCACCCGTCGAGCATATAGATCGCATCGGCGCAGTCAAGCATTGCCATGTCTATGTGCATAAACTCCATCCAGTTAAGTTTCGGGAGTTTACGACCGATCTTTGCGGGGTTTATTATTTCATGCCCCTGGCTTTTAAGCCGCCTCTCGGCTTTTCTGAAATGTTTTACATAGTCCTTATCGCTTGAAATCGGACCCGAAATGTAAACTATCATGCGTCTCTCCTTATCCGAATCATGATTGATTGGCCGCAGGGGCAGGTCGTAAATGAGAAATCCGATGCGAATGATATGTTTGACTGTTTGCACTTTGGACATTCCCACTTGAAATCTGCAGGATTTACATGAACGACCTCGACCATCTGGTCAAATCCCTTTTTCTTCTTCATCCTCTGCCTCCAGTATGCAATCATCTGACCGCTCGCGTTTGATATTCATCGAATACGGAATGTGAGCCCCTAACTTACACCGCCACATCATCCCTGTGTTCCCGATCTGTATGAATGGGCATTTATTACAAGTATCCGGGAGATAGTGCATCCCTTTGATGTAGACTTTCGGGAGAATCTTATCCCAGTCTATTTTCCCATCGCCACATCGCATAGCCAATCCTCATAAGCCTCCCTCGCTGACTCTTCTCGATCCGCCGCATCCTGCAGAGCATCGAATAGTTCCCATTCATCCTCTATCAGGTCGCCGTCCTCGTCAAACGCTCCCGCTTTCTCTGCGCAGGACACACACAAACATTCGTCTGAATCTATGTGTCTATATGCCGTCTCACCTAACTCGTCATCGCATTCGTCGCAGTAGATGTGGGGTGATTTTCCTCTGTACTTGCATCCACCGCATCCGCCAGGCCAATCGCAACTGAGACAGTCTGATTCCATCCGCACCATATATCCTCCGATCTCATCCGGTCACCGCGTATGTGTCATCCCACCATACGACCCTCTTGAATGTCTCATAAGTCATGTATCCGTATCCGTTATTGCCCCACTGCTCGCCCCAGGAGTTTCGGAACTCGACTTTCTTCTCGATATCGTTATATCCAACGATCACAATGGCGTGTCCTGACTCCGCCTTGTCGATCTCTTTGTCGGTCGGAGAGTTCATCGTATAGGTCGCATCGATGGATGTAAAACACCATGCCACCGCACACGCTATCGGATATCCGGATGCGAGCGCCTGTTTCATCTGCTTCATGTTCTTGAGCTCATACCAGTGTCTGATCTCGTGACCTTTCAGACCGTTCGCGTATGCTTCCTTGCTCGGCTTTTTGTTGAACGGGTTGTCGTTACTCCACACCTTTGAATTGCATACTCCGTATTTCTTGACCATTTTTAACGCATACTCTACGTTAGAACCATCATCGACGAGGGGTTTCTCGTTCTTCTTTTGGTTGTAGTATGTGAAAATGGTCGAGGGAACCCAGGTGTCCGAGCCACTATGGAATAAATAATCATCACATCCGCAAACCGCATTCGCCGTGCAGCTCCCGCCGTGCTGACGATATACCGGACTGAACTTGCTCTTGATTGAGTACGAACTCGGGATGATGACCTTGCAGGCTCTTCTTTTGGTCATACTGAGGTTTGTGAGTCTGCTTGACACCGACCTTTTCTCTTTTTTCTTGCACCCTAACTGTTCCATGCTTACCTCCTAAAGATTTTCTATAAACTCGCCGCCAACCACGAATATGAGGATCGCGATCCCGATGAGAGTGGTTAGTATTGCCGCATCGAGGAACAAGTCAACCTTTCGCATTCTCGATCACCTCCGAAAGTCTTATGACTGGATGTCTCATACATCTGTAAAGGTCTCCGGTATAGATGACCGGCTTTTTCCCTTTCTTCGTTTTCGTGACATCCATCCACACCCAGTTGAGATGATCGTCCACATCCATCCGGATGGTGCCACCATTTATAATCCCTCTATGCGTGACCACCTGCCAGGGCAAGAGGTTCGGATCATACGCAAGTCTGAATGACCCTTTCTGCAGCCGTTTCTTTTTCTCGGCTTTTTTCTTTTCCTTGAGTTTTTCCTCATACTGCTTGGCTTTTTTGTCGTGCTTCGTGAGATTTCTGCTTTCGATAATTCCCGACACATAACTGATGTAATAACTGCTCGCTCCGCCGTAGTATCCGTGACCCTGGATGGCGTATAACTGACCCATCCATGTTTTCTGCTTGGATACATTCCCATATTTCTTCATGAGGTCGAGGAACTGGTCTGTTGAGTCCTCGATGTCGTATATCCGTGAGGACATATTGCCGTAGTATCTGCCGTTGTTATGGCCGCCGCCCGATTCCCCGATAAAAATGCCGATTGCCACGCTCGGGAGAATGTGCATCTCCGGGTATCTCTCGACGAGCCTTTTCACCGCGATCTTGATGTTCCTCTCTGACGCCTCTGCGGTCGTTCCAGTGAACACAAGGCAGATAATACAGATGATCGCTATCATTCTCTTTTTCATTTCAGCCCTCCAAAAAGTCTTTGAGCGGTTTCGCTATTGCCGGGTGTCTCAATTTCCTCAATGCCTTTGCCTCGATCTGCCTGACTCTCTCGCCGGTCACACCGAGGATGTCGCCGATTTCTTTGTGTGTCATCTCGTCACCGCCTCCGAGTCCGTAACGATACTCGATGACCGTCCTTTCCTTGTCGGTTAGACATCGCATCGCCTTATTGAGTCGCTCTTTCATATCGACCCGCTCTGCGATGTGGTATATGATGACAATCTCATCTATGGGTTCGGTCTCAATCTCGATTTTTCTCGGTCGCTTTGTTTTATGCCTCTTTACGAACTGGTTAGTCGCTGACCATACTCTCCGGTCAAGTCCTGCCTTGTCGTATTTATTCCATCTGCTCCCGACATAGCGGATCATGTTGATGTACATCTCCTGGATAAAATCCTCGTCCTCGATTCCGTGTTTCTCTGCGTACCTCGTTACGATGGGAACCGAACCCTCGATGGCATCGTTCTGTGTTTTGTATTTTTTAATCATACTTACCTCCCACAGTCGGGCATCCGTTGAGTTGCTCAATGATTGCCATTTTCTTTGCCTTGCCTTTCATCGGGTTTCCATCCTCGTCAAGGAAGTCCATTGTCTTCATGAGGTGCTTTACAAGGTCGTTTAAGTCATACAGTGTGACCTTTTCCTCGGGCGGATAGTTTTTGACCAGTTCTTCCAGGGTGTCAAAATGTCTGTGGTCATAGTCGAAATATATGTCTCCGTCTTTCGGATCGATTAAGGCTTGTGCTCTGTGGAGCGTTAAGATATCTCCATCCGTGAGTGCCATGTGCTTTCCGTATCCCTCGGACTCGTTCCATACATTCTGCCACGCATCCGAGACTTCCATGAGTGCGTCATACTTCGCCTTGCGAATTTCCTTTGCGTGAGCGTCAACATCTTTTCTCTTCGTGCTCTGTGAACCTCTGTGGATGTAGTCGCTATATTGTTCCTGCAGGTTAAAGAGCTCTTTCCACATTCTCGATACCATTTTCACTCACCTCCCATTACCTCGATGAAGCACTCCTTGTATCTCTTCTCGAGGACTTTTATGAGGTCGTCGCATCCGTCTGCAAGCCTTTCCATTCCGTTTTCGTTTGCGATCGCTCTGACCTTTGTCGCCGCGATCATGTTATCGTGTACCAGTGCCATTAACTGTGCCGCATGGTCCTTTTCATACTGTGTCATCATAGTTGGTAGCCTCCTTTGTTTCGATTGCTTTGGTTTCAAACATCTGACCGATAAGTCCTTTTATGCTATCCGGGATGAGTCGTTCCTCGCGTTCCATCTTGGCGGCAGCTTTGAATGACCGCATCACATTCGACTCGATCACCGGGAGTTTCAGTTCTCCGTCTTCCATCATCGCCCACTCTTTGAGGTTCTGCGGTGATCCGACCGCCCTTTGTAATACCGGTGGGAGAGCATCGAACCGCTCCTGGGCGTGATATGTCGAGTCACATATAGCAGCATGGATGATTGACCATGCCTCTGCTTCGGTCATCGCCGTTGCGTCCTGCGGTCGTAATCTTTCGACCTGGTTGATGACCTGTCCGACTGTCGGTGGGAATCCCTTGTCGTCTGATCGCATGAACTGGATCAGTCCTGCGTTCATCTGCTCGTATGAATATCCCTCCGAGACTTTAGTCCACATATCGATCATCACCTGCGTGTCATCTTTGTTGTATTTCTCAAAATACTTGGGATAGGATTTCTGTACTACGAAACAGAGCTTTGTCGCCTCTTTAACTGTCATCCACACCACCTCCTAACAGTTCATCCCAATAATCGCCAGGACTCGCTCGGTTGTTTTTCGCATCCTGCTCCTCGACCGCTCTGAATACCCATTTACGCATAGCGAGGTAGTGGCTCTTATACTTTGCCCCTTTCATCTCGATGTACTCATCCAAGAACCGGATTGCCTTGTCGGTCTTATCGATCCCGAACTCGTCCTCGAGTTTTGAAAGCTCATCATCGGTCAGAAGAACGTGCGCGTATTCCCCATGCTTATGTTTCTCTTTCTTTTTGTTTTCTTCTCTTTTTTCATCTTCTAATTCTTCTTTATCTTCTACTCTTATATTCTTATTCTTATTGTTAGCGGTTTGTTTTCCTTTTGATTTTGTTTTGATTTCATTTTGATTTTCGTTTGATGTTGTTTGACCTGCGTTTGACCTTTTTCTGCTCGTGTCAATGTTCGGTTTGATTCCCTCGAATAGGGTCTCAAGTTGCCAATCCATATCCTCGGGCATTTCACCGGTCAGCATATAGGTCGTTACGATCTCAAACGCTCTGAGCCTCATCGCATCATCAGGAATCCGCATGATTGCCTTGTGATATGAGGGGTAAAATGTGACCCCTTTCACATCGTAATCTGCCATACACTCACACCTCTCTGATCCGTATTCCGTGAAAATAGAGCATCATTTTTCTCTTGAGGATGTACTCCTTTGTCTTGACGCCCTTTGTGTCCTCGACGACCTCGACCCATTTTTCTTCATCCGTAAATGGTATGTCGAGCCGTTCCAGGTAGACGAAATCTGCCTTGTAGATGACCGCCCTCTCGATCACTTTCCCCTTGACCTTCCCGCCACGCTTGCCGACCTGGTCGGGTTCGCGTTGGGCGGGTATCAGTTCAAAGGGAACTTGTAAACGGAGGTCTTTAATGCGTCCGGCTTTCTCGAGTAGTTTCAGCTCCGAGTATCTTCGAGCCTCTTTCCTGGAATCGAATGTGATCCCATCAAGGACTGTCTTTTTCGCGTGATATTTACTGTGCATTGAAGAATGGAATGTCACCGCTTTGACCCTCCGGAATCTGTACGAAATCATCATCGCCGCCCATCTCAGGCGGTGGCCCCGGATTATCATTGTCGGATGATCCTTTCTTCTCACAGAACTCGATCTCCTCGACGATGACTTTTACCGAGTAGACTTTCTCGCCATTCTTGTTGGTGTAGTTATCGTTCTCGATCCTGCCGACGATCGCCGCTTTCATGCCCTTGTGAAAGTATTTCTCCACAAACTCAGCGGTCTTTCCGAACGCCGTGCAGTTGAAAAAGTCTGTGTTGTCCTCGCCCTCTCTGGCGAATCTGCGGTTGATTGCGATTGAGAATCTTGCGATTGCAAGGTTCGATCCCTGGGAGTATCTGATCTCGGGATCGCGGGTAAAGTTACCCATGAGAATCAGTTTGTTCATCGTTCATACCTCCTTGAACTCAAAAGTGTATTTGTGCGTACTCGGATATTTTCCCGTGTGAACTTTGCTAATATCCTTTGATATATCTCTTCCGAACTGGATACCAAGCGTTGCGCCTGCGTCTGATATTGTCATAAACCATCCCGTCCACTCTCCCGTTATCATTGATCTCGCTCGTACCATAGTTCGAGAGTTGTTTGGATTCATCCTTCCGTTTCTCGTTGCGTCGATTTGATTGTCTCTCTGCGTTCCGCGAGCAAGATTGCACACTCTGTCATCCGCAGGATTGTCGTTGATGTGTCTAACCTCTGGGAGTTCGTATGGGTTCGGAATCCACGCGTCAGCAACCCAAACGTGTTTCCTTTTTCTTATTCCCTTGTAGCATATCCGCGTATAGACTAACCTACCTTGTTTGTCCGGTCTGCCGATGATCTCGTATCCTTCCTCATCACATACGATGCCGTCATACGATATAAGCATTCCGAGTTCGTTTTGTCTCCAGTCATCCGGCAAAGTGTGAAAGAGGAGAGGGTTGATATATCGCGTACCTCTATTTCCTTTCCGAGCCATACGCGCCACCTCACTTGATCTGCATTGAGACTGAATCCTCAAGGTGCGCTCCTGGTACGATAACCCCGTCGAGCAGTGCGTCCTTGATGATCGTCTTTTTGACCATTGATTTTCTGTCGCTATCGGTAAAGTCTGCGAATGATTTGAAGAACTTCTCCGGTATCTGACTCAAGTCGTCAATCTCGACCTTGTTCTTTGTCGTGCGATATGATACCGCAACCTCCGGCAGACTAACCTTTTCGCCGTTCAAGTATTCCTGCATCCAAGTCTTGAGCCTTGCTGACTTATTTTCATTCGCCTTGCGTCTTGCTGCGAGTTTCTTCTCCTCTGTCTTGATTGCGTCTGCCTCGGCATTGAGATTCTTTATCCAACACAGAACATTTCTGATTTTCTTATCGCGCTCCATCTGCAAGTTTTCGAGATACTCGATATCAAGAATCTCTCCGGTCTCGGTATCGATGACCTCGTCTTCTGCCATATCCTCCAGGTGTACGCATCGAAGGATTGCATCGTCGATTTCATAAAGTGTCATTATTGGTCTCCTTTCGTTACCCATCGGGTAATTTTTACAAGTACGATTTTCCGTATCTTTTCATGAACTCCGCTCTGGTATGAGTGAGTTCGTAAAAATACTGTGCGAGCCTTTGTAAATCCTTGTCGTGTGTTCCGTGATCGTGGAGTTCCTTATGGCATCTGACACACAGATAGACTGTTAAGCCGTCCTCGTCTGCGAGTTTTCTCATCGATCCGTGCAGACAGTGATGAATCTGTAAATCTCGCCACCTTCCGCAGATGTAGCACTGTTCGTCATCGCATATCATAGACGCCACTTCTCCTTGATCTTTTCGAGTTCCACTCTTGGCACCGTATCTATCCCCAGGTCTTTTGCCTCTGCCACGATCCCCTCGATAAAGTCGCTCATCTCTTTGGTATCATAGGTCGATGACCCTCTGAATACCTCGTAAATGTCGAATGCTCCGTCGTATTCCAGGAATGTGGTGTATATTCCATCGATGTCGATCTTGGTGCCGTGTTCGACCCTCATAAGAAAAGCGTGCTGACCATACCGGATGAGCATATTCACATATACATTCTCTTTGGTAGTATGCAGGATATCCCCGATCTTACTCATGAGCGCCCACGCATATCCGTTGGCATCGAGTGATCGTTTCTGCCTGTACTCCGTTGCTTTTACTTTGAGGTTTTTGTCCTTTGCCGGGAGTTCGGGCAGCTCAGATGTCGTGAATGTGATCTTGAAATCTCCACTCAAGACATCCTTGCTGACATCATCCAGCCTGCCGATGAACTCCATTATTTAGCCTCGTATTTCTGTACATACGCATCCCATTTCTGAATGAGGATGTTGTATCTCTCATAAATCAAGTCCTCGAATCTCTTGACTCCCATCGCCGAGAGCATAAATCCCTCGAGGTCTTTGTCTCCGCCGCATCGATCTCTGACTGATTTAGCCTCGACATTCGTGATCTTGTCTTTTGGGTTTTTCTCCGGTTGCATCGAATCGGGGTCCTTGTTATCATCCAGGAGGAAGAGTCCGTTCATGGCATATTTCCTCGCATACGATGAAGCCGATCCGGTTACCTGCGATGCGTCCATTCCTTTTTTGTTGACATCAATGCCGGCATACGCCACCACCTCGTGATGTGATCCGTCCTCAGGATCATATACGGCGGCGGTTGCCTTGATGTATGGCTTATCAGCCACGTATACGATATCATCCGTGAGAGTTAGCACGACTCCGTGCTTTTTAAGAATGGGTTTTGCGGTTTCGTAGATATCCTCGACTGACCTATACTTGAACTTGCCAAAATCGTTATACTGGTCTTTTGGAACTTTGATTTCAGCCTGGATATCCTCGAGCTTGTCGAATATCATGTGATAGCCTCCTTTCGCATTTTTTGGTTTCCGGGTGCGCACCCAAGCGACGGAGCGGAATCGAACCGCTCTGCATCGACCTTCGGTTTGATGTTTTCAAGCCGAGCCTTACCTCTTCGCCGCATCATTCCTCTTCCTCGGTCTCGCTTTCGTTACTGTCGATAATCTCAATCTTGCCGATATTCTTTCCGTACTTCTTGAGCATACGAACGACCTCTGCGACCTCGTCATAGTCATTCGCCACGAATACGACATCGTGCGAGTAGTTCCTGTCCTTTTCGTAAACCTTAATCTCGATCATGATAGCCTCCTTATTTGCCCCCGGTGTCGGGCTCCTGCCATGTACAAGCGCTACCCTGTCGCCATGGTCAGTATGCCCTCACGGAGACCAGTTGGAATTAGATTTTCCCACCTATCCGTCCCGACCTTTGGTCTGCCTGACCTTTGGTAGTCGTCACCAGTGGTGTCGATGGAGTTGAACCATCCGCAGGGGTTATGAGCCGTCCGCTGAACCGTCACACCGACCGAGCTTTGATGGAATGTTCCTCTTCACCGCGGTGTGGCAGGGAGTCGAACCCATACCCGAGAATCACCGCTTACGCCTGACCGTCAGGCGAATGCCCCCGAGGGAATCGAACCCTCGACCACGCTCCAACAAGGCATCCGTGGGAGGCTACCCACTCCCCAAGAGGGGAATTGCCGATGTGGGAATCGAACCCACCGGAGTAGCCTTATGGTCGTTTACCTGCACCGTGCTCGGCAACCATGAGGAGACCTCTCATGGATATCGGGATCACTCCCGAAAATGGCGTCGGGGGAGTTGCACCCCCGTTCGCTATCACGCCATCAGTGTTGACAAGAACACTAACTGCCACATCAGCAGAAAGGCCAGCGTACACCCACACACTTCCTTTATGATTTCCCAAGCGGTCATCCCACTGAAAATCTCCTTTGCTTCTCTTATCATGGTAGCCTCCTTAATTTAGGTTGATGCCGTAGTTGGCATCGATAAAGTCCTTGACCGCATACTGTTTCATCACGACCGGGTGGATCGTGCCGAGCCAGGTCTTTTTGAATGATTTCATGTCCTTGTAGTTCATGATCCGCATCAGGTCGGTGGCGGTCGCTACCACCACCTCATGACCTTTCTCGGCTCGTAGCCTGGATCGGATTTCCTCATTCCATTCGCCTTTGTTCATAGGCTTACATAACCGACAAGTCCGTCGAGTCGTTCCTGGTACCATTCCTCCCAGTCTGCATCCTTTTCCGCCCTTGCCTCTTCTCTGCGCATCAGATAATACTTGTAAAGAACCCTTGCGAGTTCGCTCGTATCTCTGATCCGTGCGATTCTTAATATTTCATCGATTTTCTCTTCCATAGTAGCCTCCTTTGGTGGTTGGTGTCTTTTAGGACACTTTTTCCTCAAAAAAAATACCCATCGGTGAAGCATCCAGGAGGTCGCAGATTTTCTTTATCTCCTCAAGTGTGAACTCAGAATGTCCGTTGCACTTACGGGAGAATGTAGTCTTATTCATCTTGATCGCCTCACATAGTTGCTCACGAGTGATATCTTTTTCAAGCATCTTTGCATAGAGTTTCTTTTTGTTCATCAGTACCTCCTTTCCGTCGAGGTGTCCTTAACGACACTTATACCTTACCACAGAATCTTGTGGTTGTCAACAGAAAAATTACAAAAAAGACACTTTTTTTTCTAAATGTGTCTTTTTCGGTTGCTTTTCCCGATAAACTATGTTATATTAAGAAGGGGGTGATCCTATGGAAACAGGCGAAAGAATCCAAATGCTCCGAAAACAAAAGGGATTGACCCTTGAGGAGCTCGGCGACCGGGTCGGCGTCGGCAAGAGTACAGTCAGAAAATGGGAGCAGGGTATCATAGCGAATATGCGCCGCGATAAGATTGCAAAACTCGCGGACGCTCTTGGTGTGTCTCCCGATTATCTTCTCGGATATGATAGCAGTGGGAATCCGATCACGATAGACACCGATCTCGCAAGAAAAATCGACCAACTCGATGAGTCGGATGTCGGTCGTCTGTCTGCATACCTGGATGGAATACTCGAATCAGAAAAGTATAGGAAATCTACAGAAACTTATAAAAAAGATGCGTGAGGCGTGTCGGCAACGTCTTTTATGTAGAGGGATGGTGATTCTATGGGTCTATTTAAGAAAAGAGAGGTCAAACCCTTGCCCAGTTGGATCGAGGAAGAACCCGATCCGAATCTCCCTAAATGGGCGAGGAGTGATGTTGAGGTTGTGAAAAAGGAGACTCCCAAGCAGCCGAAAGCAGAACGACTGATCCTGCAGGTGCCGTCCTCGAACCTCGGCAGACTCCGTCCGGTCATCATAAAGGATGAGGACGACGCTCTCATATATACCGCAAGAACCATAATGAATATCCGCTCGCCTTTCCCCGGAGACGTCTCGCAAGTCAAGGTCGGAAAAATCAAACGAGCCATCGGAGAGTGTCCGGATAAGATATCAGACGCTGATGCTGATGCGATCCTTGAGCGGATAGAGGAGAGGGATTTTCAGACAGTTCCTGCAGATATGATTGACTTTGCGAGAGGACGAGGTCTTTCCATTTCCTACTACTCACGACCTTATGATGTGATAAAGGGCATCCAGGGAACGATGAATGATGATGAACTGATCGCATTCTTCATGATGTGCGTTCATTGTAACGAGTCGGGAGTATTCCCGAAAAATAAATGGAGTTTTTATAAAGAGATAGAGATAAATCAAGGTTTTATAAAATCTTTTGACGAGTTCTACCGAGGTAGAGTGTGGTTTTTCTACGATGATCCACAGTTAAGGTCTCATGTAGCATATAAGAGAGCGAGGGAGGTGGTCGTGTGAAAGAGTATAAGTTTTATAAGCAATTTAGATTCGAGGGCAAGCGTTACAAGGTATATGGGAACACTCTCGAGGAAGTGATCGAAAAGAAAGCACTCAAGTTAAAAGACCTCCGAGAGGGCAAGGTCACGATCGGGGAACAGACCACGGTCGCCGAGTGGGTTGAGAGGTGTCTGTCCGTCTACAAACCGAATGTGTCCGAACAGTATATGTCACAGATGAAGGGCAGAATTAACAGGCACATCATCGAGCCGATCGGGAACTTACGTGTGAAAGATGTCAAGCCGATCCAGTGCCAGGAGATTCTCAATTCTCAAATCGGGATGAGTAAAAGCCATGTCATCAAGGTACATCAAGAATTATGTTTTATATTTGAAAAGGCGGTCGAGAATAAACTCATCCTGGAATCACCTGCAGCACACCTTACCCGACCGGATGCACGTGCCGGCCACCGCAGGTCGATCACAGAAAAAGAGAGAAAGCATTTCCTCGAGGTCGCAGATACTGATCCGAGGTTCATTCTATTCGAGCTCATGTTATACTGTGGACTCCGTCCGAGTGAGGCTATGCGAGCGCAGAGGATGGATATCGAAGAAAAGAACGGATGCTTATTCCTAAACGTCCGAGGAACGAAAAGCGTCAATGCCATGCGCTCTGTTCCATTTCCTGCCGTTTTGTGGGATAAAGTGAAGGAATTATCGCCCTTTGACTTTCTCGCCAGAAACAGGGCAAATCTGCCCCTAAAAACGACCTCATATAAAAGGCTTACTGACAGACTGAAAAGAGAGATGAATATATCAATGGGATGCAGGATATACCGGAACGAACTCATCCCACCCTATCCTTTGGCGGACGATTTCACGCCATACCTTTTCAGACACACCTATTGCACCGACCTGCAGAAAAAAGGCATTGATGTGAGAGTAGCGCAAAAACTGATGGGTCATGCGGATATTCAGACCACCGCGAATATCTACACCCACCAGGATGACGAGATTATGATCGAGGCGGCGAGGGTTTTGGATGCCGTCACCACCCCTGTCACCACCCAAGGCGAAAAAGACCGTAAATCCGTATAAGTCAGATTACCTACGGACCAAGGTGTCGGGGGTTCGAATCCTCTCGTGCGCGCTATACATAAACCCTCATAAAGTAGCGAGGAATCGTTACTTGTGGGGGTTTTCTTTTGTCTGATTTTGTGAAATTAAGTCGTGATTATAGGGGAAAAATAAGGGGTTTTTAGGGGTAGGGTGTCACCACCCCCGTCACCACCCAATAACGAAAATAACAAAAATAACAAAAATAACACCCCCGGATTTCTCCAGGGGTGCGCAAGAAAGGAAGATATGAAAAAGTCACGCGAGCGCTTTCTCCATCGCCGCAAAACTCTTCGGGCCATATATGCCATCGATCTCGAGTTTATAGACTTTCTGAAATCTTTTGAGTGATTGCTCGGTCTTGGGTCCGAAATCTCCATCGAGTTCGAGTTCCTTACCATTATCATCCTTGATTCCGAGTTTGTTAAGATTCTTTTGGAGTTTCTTCACTTGACCGCTAACGTCACCGCGTTTCAATGTCGGGAGTGCCGCCTTTGACCTTGTAGCGCCCTTAACGACGATGACGGTATGGCCGCTCACAGGATGACCGAGTTGCCCGGTAAAAAGAACATCCCCAGTGCAGAGTGTCATTCCTGCCTTGTACTGTTTCAAATCTTCAAACAGACCCGACTTTTTGAGGGCGTTCTCCATTGTGATCGTGCGGATGTTTCCGACGTCTTTTCCTGTTGCCTCGAAAATACATCTGCGAACGAGAGAGGAACAGTCGCATTCCGTCCTTGTCTTGGTAGCCGTTCCCTTGCTCCATATCCCGTCTCGTTGATACTGGTCATAACCGATGTTGATATTATTGCAAGCGGTCTCCATTGACTTTGCGCATTGTCTTGCGAATGATGTGTTTTTGAGTCTTGCCACGATCCACCCTTTTGAACTGACATAGAACTCCTGCATACTTACCTCGCCCCGATAGTCAGGAGTCGAGGATTGTTTTTGGTCGCCTGCAGAACCGCCGTGAGCATTTCCGTGCTCGTCGATTCTTGCGGAGCCGATTATAACAGACATTTTATCACTCCTTTCGTATTAACTCCGCCCACGAGGGGCGGAGATTAAGATCAGCAGATTGCGAAAACGGGGCGGACGCCATAAGCGTTGGACGCGCCGTAGCCGCCGACAAGGCCGTTGCTGTGGACATACGCGAAATGCGACACGGACACGACCGAGCGCAGCCACCAGTATGCACGCGTTGTAATGAGATCGGGTCTCTCCTGGAAGAGTTTGATCTGGCATTTGTCAATGCCTGTCTCATAGCCGGGATGCGACGCCCACACGTTGCATCCGTACACCATAACCTCGTTCATGAGGTCAATGTCTGAATCCGCCCACGCCCATCCGGAGGCTTTTCCGTCTGTGACAGCGTTTGCAAAAAGCTCTCTGTGTGTGAGAATGTTTGATGCTCCAAAATCTGCTATAATCTGTGCCCTTGCCGTTGCAAGTGCCATGTTGTCATTATTTCCCGTCTTAAAGTCAGACCCTGCATAGCCACCCGTCGTGATGTTCGTATCGTTCATCTTGCCGGTGCCGATGTTACCTGCCGGGATTACCAGCATGTGATGATCGGTACATTCGGTGTCTCCGGTGTGGAGCCAGTAGTCCGGATGTGCCAGATAGTACACATGACCATTGATTGTCAGATAGCCACCGACGACCGCTTTTTCAAACTTGCCCTGTGAGATATCCTGCTTCAGTTCTGCAGAGTAGGATGTGCCGAGGTCGATGAGCGGAAGCTGCCGTCCGCCGACTATTCCGCCGATATCTGCCATCGTTGCGAGTTTGTTCGATGCTGATGCACCCGAAGGAACGATGACAGCAGGGATACCGGAATCAGTCAAGTTTCCGTTCGTATCAAGTCCTGCGAAGTTGCCGTCTGTGGCTGATGATACTTTGTCCGCCTTTCCGGAAACATCCGTCACGAAATCAGACGCCTTCTTTCCAGAATCTTTCAGGTTTCCATTCGCATCGAGCGCAGCAAAGTTGTTATTTGTCGCATTCTCTACCTTGTCGGCTTTTCCTGATATATCAGATACATACGGCGTCTCGTCAATCGATCCGTCGTTCTTAACGAGTCCTGCGGTCTGTGATTTCTCAATGAAATCGCTCACTTTCTTTCCGGAATCTGCAGGGTTTCCGTTCGCGTCAAGGCTTGCGAGGTTTCCTGTTGTTCCACCTGATACCTTTGCGGCTTTGTTTGTTGAAAGAGCACCAAGAGCACCCTCGACTGTTGA